TGGTGTAGTCATCCCGGTTCAACCGAGACATGGTGATCTCGGTGGATGTAGTGCCAAAGTACAATTGCCGCAATGATAGGGTAGTCCCGTTAGTCGCCAATATGCGGTAATACGTGTTATTTGCGCCTGGGTCAATGTCCTGCCAGATCCACTGCCCGTCGGTGACAGTAACCGCTGACCCGGTGTACAGAGTATTCCAGTTGATGTTATCGGAAGATGTTTGTAATTGGTAGTTCCAAACCTGGGACCCGAAACCCGCGACATACGGCATAAATCCGATTGATCCAATGTACTGCGGGTTGGTCTCTCCGTAATTTACCTCAATGTTCCCGTTTGGGACCGATTGCGTAAAATAGGTGGTTGTGGTGTTGTCATAAACGTTGATCGGGTTACCGCCGTCGGAACTGGTGTACGACCCACTAGGCTGCGTCATAGTGCGATATAGCGCGTTTAAAACGTCGTTGGCACCTGCTGGTAGCACGTACTCATATTGATTAGCTATAAGCCCGAATACGGTTTTTTGCACGGCGAAGTATTGCACACCTTGATTAATTAGGTTACTAAGCAAAAAATATAAAGAATCTTGCGCGGATTGTACTTGTTCGACAGACAGTTCTTCAGCCAATTTACCGGCCCGGCGTGCGCCATGATCAATAAATTGTTGAACAGTAATTAGCGTTTGATCAACGGTTCCGGAATAAGCCATATTTTACCACCCAGGACATTTCCAGCGTTTTAAGGAGGCTTTCGCACGTAGGGCGTCGCCTTTTGCATGTTCTACTACGCCGGACATACGCGCACAAAATGAATCTTTACGATGCCCGCCTTCCGGCTGGGGCGCTTTTAAATGTGACCCGGTATCGTGATTGTACTTCTCTCGGCCCTTTTTAGTAAGCCCCGCGCCCCGATCTTCCGATAGTTTTTCACCCCGGCCAACGGATAAACTCGGCCCGCCGTCTTTTTTGTGTACCGGCAATTTTTTAAATGCTTTTTTGCCGGTGTTACTTTCGGTGTACTCGGCAGCTACGTCAGGAGAAATCCCTACCTTTTTGGCAAAGGTAGGGTTATGCTCCGCCGCTTTCATTAGCTTAAATTGCGCTTTTGATTTGGCGGGCATATTACGCCTGACTTTCTTGCCAAGAAATTCGTGCTTGCGCAGTTCCAGCGGTAGAACCTACCTGAGTTACCACAACATACAAGATGTCCGGGCCGTCGGGAAAGAACCCGGCTTGGCCACCGGTGGGCACGTTGTTGTTAATGCCGCCGCCTAAAATAGCATTTCCCACTGGGGACACTGTGGACAAACTTAATGTTGTTTGGCCAGTGATATTGGTAAAAAAGGCCGCAATTGACTCACCGCCGGAAATAGTCGCCGTGGCCAAAGTGTTTGTTGCTACCTGACAGATAGAACTCGTCGTGGTGCCGTTTTGCGTTGGCGAAAGAAATCCAGCGGTGTTAAAGTTAGTCGTTCCGCTGATTACACCGTTCAAAATAAATTGCACCAGGTACGACGTGGTGGTCAACAGCGCCATTTCGTTTAACTGAAGCTGCAAACGGTTGATAATTTCCTTCAGACCCATCGTTCCGACTTGCCCGTTGTCCACACTTGGTGCGATACGCAAAGCCATAATGGGGACTGCGGTACCCGCCGCCGTTGTAGCTAACGGGGTGGTCATGCCGTAGTTAAACAACAGGGATACATCATTGTTAAAACCCCCGTCCATGACTACGGAAGAACCCCAGTGTGACAGCATAGCAGCGGTATCAGGTACCGCGTATTCGATAGCCACTGGCGCAGTAGCGGAATAAGTAAATGCGGTAGCCGCAGCACCGCCTGCTACGCCACGAGTAACGCCAGTCAACGAATTACCTGACAAACCCGTGTATGAAATGTACTCAATTGCCGCACCGGTGCCGTTACCAATAATGCGCGCAGTTCCGCCCGCTGGGTTGAACCCGGCAGTGCTGCTGGTATTGACCGATGTTGATGCGGTTGTTAAACTAGACGTGATCGTGGTAATCGGCAGCACATTATTTTGTTCATAATGCGACGGCAAATTACCAGAACGCATATACGCGCTGTAATTTACATTGTTATTTTGGAAGCCATAAACGTAGGTAATAGCGCCGTTAGTGGTGCGGATACCGAATCGTGCGACGCCAGCGCCGTACCAAGAAAAGTCGATATAAAACATTTGCACTTTAGTCAGATCCAGAACATATCCCGACGGGCCTGTGCCGTCCAGCGGGTCCCACCATTGTGATTGCGGTACGACCAGATCGATCACCCGAGACATAACGCAATTGGCTGTTTGTGCTACGCCACCCAGGGTTTGCGAGTTATTGCCGCGATATTCAGGGCCGATGTACATCGACGTGTCTGACATGATCGTAAGTACGCGGTACGTCTGACCACGGATAACGACATAATCGCCCGTTACCAATTGCGTAGTAAAAGCAGTGTTTGTTCCCGTTACTAAGGACGATCCTTGGGTAACGGAAATCAACCCGCTGATCTGATTAACCGAATTGCGATACACCGCAGACAGGGTTTGTCCGTCAAATTTAAAATACAAACCGTTTTGAGAATCAAAAAATCCAATTCGATTACTACATCCATACCATGAATACGGGCTAACGTGAATCAGATTCGGTGCTGTTGACGTTGCAGGCGATGCAGTAGGCACCGAGTTATTGATCGTAACGTAAGTAAAAGTCAGCAACGTTGGCACACTGGTGATTTTAAAAATGCCATTATAAGCGGTTTGATCGGCACCGATAACTTGGATATAGGTATTAACAGTCAAGTTGTGCGCAAATTTAACGGTTACAGTTACGGTGGATCCAACGGAAGTAATCACCGGTGGCGTAATCTGTGGTTTTAAAATGGTACCTGTGCTGAACTGGATGCCTTTACCCGACTGGTATCGGAAATACCGACGAGTTTGGCGAAGCAAGACGGCATTCGGCACATTGGCTCCAACACTAAAGTTCACCGAGCCGTCATACGCATGAGTATCAACGTAACCTGTAGGACGCACATAGATATTGGTGTTGGTAATCGCTACGCCGCCAATGGTGAATACGGTAGCGTTGGTCGTAACCGTGCCTGAAGCACCGGTGGTTGCGATAGTAAAAGTGTTGGCGGTCAATGTAGTTGCTACCACCCAAGCGCCATTTACCCCGGTGCCGCCGGTTGTGCCTACGATATAAATAAGGCTACCGGCGGATAAACCATGTGGATAAGTGGTTGTAACGGTAATAGCTGTGCCACTTGTAACAATGGCCGTAGTGCTTGCGGATGGCACCGGGATACCGCAATTCGTATAAAAATATCCCGTATAAAGGTAAGTCGCATTGGTGTTGTAGAGGTTGCCGGTTAATGTCGGCACGGTGGTGACCACATAAGTGAAAGATACGCCCGCGGATACAGAGGACACTAGCCACCAGCCATTGGCATTTGGGTCAAGAGAGTCTTCGATAAAAATCGGAGTTCCGATTGCGGGCGGCGTGGCGGTAAAGACCGTGATGGTCGTACCCGCGTAAGTCATGCCGCCAGTGGTGGCGGAAGTGACCGTAATAATTGGTAATGGGCTGTTCGTGGTGTAATAACACGATTGCCGATTATTCTGGGTGGTGAGTTGTTCCCATTTAGTCGCCTGCTGGCCATATTCAAAATCGGTGTCAATTAATGATTGCGGTGTGGACACACGCAATTTATCGACGGGATCATACGCATTTGATCGTTGCGCTTGTTGTGATCGCAATTGATTATCAGAATTTGACGACGGGCCTGAAAATACGGAGATTTGGGACATTAGCTCACCTGTTTTATATAAAAAGTAAGGGCCGAAGCCCTTACTACACATCTTACCGCTTTTTAGACCGGGGGGCTACTGTTTCGCCAATCCCTAGTAGTCTTTTCATCGCACCCGTTTCTGGACTTCGCATATCCGGCGAATTTGTGGGGGTGACGTCGCCACCCTCCGCATACCGTTTTACGCGACCGCCCTTCTTAAAAGTCCCCGATTGCAAACTATTTGCTACCGGGGCGGAAACGTGTTGCTTTGGGTACGCCACAGGACGGCCAATGCTATTAACATTGCCCCCCGTGGCGTAGGCTTTTTTTGCTGCATGCCCTCCGCGCTTGAACCCGCCGGCGTTGCGTTCTTCTACTTCGCCGGTTTTTTCATGCGTTTTCCCGTGCGGGGTGTCATCGACATTATCGACGGCGAATTTCATTTCATTGCCCTCAATTGTGCCGCCGTTAGCATATCGCCGTTTTTCATGCTCTTCGTAGTTTTTTGTGCCGTGATGACGTTCTTGAATACGACCGCCGCGTTTGTACCCGCCAGCATTTTCTTCTTTAATGCCCTTGGTGCCAGAATGACGATCTTTAACCCCCTGGTGCATCTCGGTATCTTCAAAGTCGTGCTCGTTACCTTCGATAGTTCCCTTTTCAAAGATCCGGCCCTTGTTTATCTTTTTATCGCTATCAGCAGGAATAGATCCACCCGTAGCAAAATGTTGATGATGAACTTTACCGCCGCGCTTATACCCGCCTGCGTTTTTTTCTTTAACATCGCCGGTGTTATGGTGTCGATCGTGGTGATCACCATCTTCCATGTAAGTTTCCAAAAACTTCTTTGGTTTTTTCTCAATGGTCGTTTTAGTCTCAAAACGATCAATTGCACCGCCGTCAGCATAATGCCGTTTAGCAGATCCACCGTCGCACATCTTAGCCTCATGCATATGCTTCTCATGCGCCTTGCGGTGATGCTCTGAGCCGCTTTCTTTGTGCATCTTGGCATGGTGCTTAGCCATGGCCTTATGGTGCTCGTGTGTGCCTTCTTCATGGCCTGAAACACGATGTACTTTTCCGCCATGCGCCATGTGCGCCCGCCCACCGTGCTCGGCATCTTTTTCATGCTCGTGATGTTTTAATTCACGTTCCATTTTTTTAATTTCCGCTTCGGTAGAACCGCCTTTTTTCATCATTGGACGCGCAGGCATCGCTTGAAGCGGCAAACCGC